TGGGGCGAATGAATCGAATAGAGTCCGATTCTATTCACGTCACGCACAGGCATAGGGGAAGACCTGAATGACTCGAAACGTAACGCACCCGACGGCCTACGCCGAGGATGTCATCGCCGGACGTATTCGCGTCAATAACAACGTGATGATGGCGGCGAAACGCCACATGCACGACCTGACCAGGAAAGACATCTATTTCGATGAAAAGGAACTCGAACGGCTGAACGATTTCGTGGCCGACCTTGAGGTGGCCGACGGTCACGAGTTGACCGGCGAGAAGATCGTGATGCTGCCTTGGCAATCCTTTTTCCTGGGATCTGTGATGTGCTGGAAGTTCGTTGAGACTGACGGCATTCGGTTCAAGCAGGCATTCGGGGAGTACGCCCGTGGCGCTGGGAAGTCCACGATGATGGGGGTGCTGCTGCTCTACGTATCGATGTACTGGGAGGGGTCCGATAATCTGGTGCTAGCGAACAAGATGGACCAGGCCCGCCAAGCATTTGACGCAGCGAACAAGATTGCTAACCGGGCATTCGGCGATTGGCGTGCTGAGGACGCCGAAGAAGCAGGCGGTGCTGAATACGAGACCACAATGCGGGAAACGCGGTGCCGCCGTTCTAAGGGGAGATTCCGCCCTATGGCATCGAAAACGGGCACTTTGGATGGCACGAAGGCGATTCTCTACGTCTGCGACGAGACCGCCGAGGCGAAGGAGGACTACATGCAGAAAGTGGTGTCCGCCCTGCCGAAACTCCGGGATTCCTTCATGGTCAGCGTGACCACGCCTGGCTCGCCTGAATTGGGGCTCGACTCGCCCTACTACACACGTCGCAGGGTGGCGGAAGAAGCCCTAAAACCCGAAAACTGGGACGAATTGGACGTATTTGCGGTCTTCTACGGGCTGGATGAAGACGACGATTTCCGGGACGAATCGACCTGGATCAAGGCTCAACCGAGCCTGAATCACGTCATTCCGATCTCAAACTACCGCCGGATGCTCAAGGAATACACCGCTCAGGACGCCCTCGACAATTGGGAAAGATACCAATGTTGTAGATACTCCCTGCAAGGTCTCCAGTGGATCCAGTTGAAGGAGTGGCGGACGGCCAACGGCCCGGTGGAGCGGCCACCGCTGGGAACGCCGATCTATGCGGCGATCGACTTCAGCAAGTCATTCGACCTCACGAGCCTGGCTTACGGATTTTGGCTGGAGGGCAAATTTCACGTCAATTGGCACCATTGGGCCATCAAAGACCCCCATATTGAGGGTGTAAAGCGGCATTATCAGCGATTCGTCGACAACTGGGACCGCTACGAAAACGTCACAATCTGCAACCACCAGGTCCAGTACGACGCTGTGAAGGAAAAACTGGAGGAGTTGAAGACGTGGGGCAATCTGAAAAGGGTCGGATATGACGCCCTCGGAGGCATGAAAACGTCGGTCCAGACCTGGGGGGACATCGACGAGAACTACAATCCCGACACTGACCTGCCGATGTGGTCTATGCCGCAGACCATCATGGTGATGGGGCCATCGACCTATTTGGCCGAATCCTTTCTTCGGCACCGGAATCTGGTGCTTGCTCCTGACCCGGTGGTGGAGTACGCCCTTGCCAATGTGCAACTAGAAAAAAACATAAATGGCGACAGAAGGCCTTGCAAACTCAAATCTATGGGTATTATCGACCCTGTGGTTGCAATGGTGTGCTTGTTTGGCGTCATTATCCGCGAAGGTGCGGAACGCCCAGGGGCTTATTCTGACGTGGCGGACATCGCGTGCTAGGACGACTCGTAACTGAGATCCGACGCAAGTTCTCGCATACGAAATTCGGGGGATCGGGTCACGTTCTGCCAGACACCTGGTGGAACTGGGAAAAGCCCACATCCGCGAACGACGTAGTAGCCGATCCATACACCGCTCTAGGGTTGTGTCCGGTTCAGCGCGCCGTTGCGGTTGTCGCTGGCGATGTCGCTCGTCTTCCGCTCCAGATCCAAAAATACGAAGATGGTCGGTGGGCGGAGTGCGAGGAGTACCCCGACCTCGACGACATCCTCAACCAGCACACCAACAAGTACTTCACCAGTCACGAGTGGCGTCGGTACATGATGACCAACGCGATGGTCTGGGGGAACTCGTTCTCCCTGATCTCGCGAGTGGCCGGTGAGGTCGACGAACTGATCCCGGTGCGACCTTGGGACGTGCAGTTGCTCCCGGACCCGAACCGTGGCGGTTGGTACTACCGATCAAGCGAGTACGGGGATCTCGACCCTAAGGACGTAGTCCACTGGCGGATGCCGTCGCACCAGCGAATGCTCTGGGGTGAAAGCCCCATTGTGGTCGCTCGCCGTGCAATTGAACTCGGCGCCCAGCAAGAGATCGCTGGGATGCAGGCGTTCAAGATGCCTGGTCTTGGCAAGATCGCCATCACCACCAAGGAAACGGTCGGTGCGGACGCAATCCGCGCGATGCAGGACGCATTTAAGTACGCCCACGGCACCGTCGAGGGCATGCTGCGTCCGATCGTGGTGCAGAACGAATCCGACGTTAAGCAGGTGGGTCAGTCGCTCACCGATCAGGATTGGATCGCGGCTCGCCGGTTCACGATCAACCAGGTGTCGCAGATGTACGGGGTTCCGCCTCAGTACCTGTACAACCTCGAGAACTCGACGCAGGAACAGACCAGCGAAATGTCGCGTGCGTACGTCGACACCTGCCTCGGTTCATACCTCGCCTCGATCCAGACCGAACTTGGCTTCAAGTTGCTGCCAGGCCGAGACTCTGGCGAGCGATACCGAGTCTGGTTCGACACTGCTCCGCTGATTCGCGGCACGTTCAGCGAACAGGTCGGAGCGATTCAAACTGCGATTCAGTCGGGCATCATGACCCGAAACGAAGCCCGCGCGATGATGGGCTACACCCCGATCGACGGTGGTGACGAGATTCTTATTGGTCCCAACATGCTCCCGGTGGAGCAGAATCAGGAACAGGCTGCTGATGAAGATCGAACGCCGAATGATGCCAGCGGGGACGCTGACGAAGCGGACGCTTGAGGGTCTCGCGGTTCCTTACCGCAGCCTCAGTGTCGTTCTTCGAGACCGCCCGCGCGCGTACCGCGAAAAGATTGCTCCGGGTGCGATGCAGATTGACGAGTCAGTCTCAATGTTCATTCAGCACAACCCTGGCGGCGTACCTCTTGCACGAACAGGCGCGGGGACGCTTCGATTTGAAGAGAGAGAGAATGGACTCGGATTCGAATGCGACTTGCCGGATTGCCGACAAGACGTGATCGAAGCACTGGAAAGAGGTGACTTCGACGGATCCGTTTCAGTGGGTTTTATCGTTGCTGAGGATGGCGACACTTGGCAACACCGTCGATCAGGTCCGAGCGTCCGCACGGTGCGGGCGGCTCGCCTGGTCGAACTTAGTTTGGTGACTGCGGGGGCCTACGGGTCCGCAACGTCCCGTCTTACTTAGGAGTCCTCCAATGGACGACGCACGGAGTCTCCGCGAGCAGCGGGACGAACTCGCGGGCAAGATGAATGACATCCTGCTCCGCAACGACAGCATCGACGACACCGAGTCGATCGAAATTCTTGAACAGGGTGAGGCTCGCCTTGCCGAAATCGACACGCAGATCCGTGGTGCTGAGGCACGCGAAAAGGTGACCGCGCTTGTCAAGAAGCCGTCTTTCGGTTTCACCCCTGGTGCCGGTACGCCTGCACGCGAGGATCGACGGTATCGGTTCGAGATGAACGGAACCGAGATCAAGATTGTTGGCGGCAACCCCGACGTTCGAGTCAACCCGCTTGGCGGTGGTTCGGATGGTTCTGATGCCACGTTTACGGCTGTCGATGGCAGCGGCGACCCAGTCACGGGTGCCAGCATTCCGGTCGATCTGCTCGCGCAGATGATCCGGAAGTTGCCTCGCCTGGCGGTGCTTCGGCAGAACTTTGCTGTTCGTACCTACAGCAACGATGTAGAACTCCAGCGTGTAAACGCTCGTATTGAGATGTCTTCAGACGCTACTCTTCCAGTCGACCCTGACGCTTTCACGGCAGAATCGGGTCCCTATCCGGGCAAGATTGGATCCTTCGAGCGTGTCCGCGTGCGCAACTTTAAGACTGCGGCAAAATCTTCCGTCACCGAGGAATTTCTTCGGGATGCGCGTGGAAACGCTGTTCAGGAAATGCTTCTCCAGCACGCCGAAGAACACGGCTTGCAGTGGGATGCTTACTACGCCACTGGTGTTGGTGAAGACCTTGCCCCCGAGCCGGTCTTCCTTACTCCAACCGCTTGGTCTAATGCTTACAACACTGCGGCGTCTGCAACCACCACCGCTGCCGACGCTCCTCACGCTGACATTGCATCGGAAGACATCAGTATTGCAGCCATCGGACAGGCTGCCGCTGATGCCGAGGCAGGTACGGAGTTGGCAAAGGCTCTCACCTCACTTCGCTACGACAAGATTCCGGCCCAGTACTGGGGCGGACTCAAGTGGATCATGGGCCAAGAGACTTTCGCGGCAATTTCTGCCATTGTCGATCTCAATGGTCGCCCGCTTTATCAGCCGCTTCTCACGTCGACGGTTGCCGAAACCAACTACGTTGGAACCCTTCTGGGTCTTCCGGTTTCGGTCAGCAACAACTTGCCCGGAAAGAGTACGGGTCAAGTTGCTGCGGTTCTGGCTCACACCGAAGATTACGGCATTTTCGACAGGAGCGGATTCGCGCAACTCGTCGATCCGTACACGCAGGCAGGCGACGGCGAGGTTCGATACCTCACCCGAATGCGTTCTGACGGTCGATGGCTTCGTCCCTACGCGGCGGGCCAGTTGGTTTGGGCATCCTGATCGGTCATCTTTCTCCTTCTCCGCCTCCCCTGCCTTCGGGCAGGGGGGGTCGGGGAGGCTGGGGTCTACATGGCGCACACGCTCTCCAACCTGGGAACGCACCAGTTCCAACTCTCCGAGTTCAAGGATCACATCCGCCTGGAGATCACGGATGACGACCCCGCTGCGCAGCGGTCTTTGGATGCCGCAGTATTCGCAGTCGAGAAGTGGACCGGGCGTCTCATGCGGTCGGGGACGGTCACCCAGGAGTCGGGCTACTACCGACCGCCGTTCCGTGCTGAGGTCGGGTCGCCGACGAACATCGGGACTATTACGGAAGTCGATGCTGCGGCGGAAACGACCACCGACGTGACTTCCAAGTTCTATCTGATGACGAGCGCGGGCTGGTGGTACGCAATGGTGCGTCCGGACAAGTCCTGCGAATACCGCAAGTATTACCGCTGGCAATACTCGGTCAACACGCCGGACATCGAGCAGGATCTCAAGTTGTGCGTCTTCGGACTCGCAGCCAACTTCTACG